TAGAAATTCTTATACTAATAGTTACTGGGGACAAAGTACACAAGATCAAGTTCAAATATTATTCTTTGAATATAAAACTTACCACGATCAAGTATTTAAAATAAAACAAACACCTGAAGGATTAGAAAAAACACTATCTAAAGATGACACATTCAATCCACCAGATAGTGATAACTTTAAAAAAGCATCTAGATCTATTGAGGTTTTATATTCAGGAGCTAAGGTTTTAGGATTAGGTGATAATATGCTTCAATGGAAATTATGTGAAAACATGACAAGACCTAATAGTGATACCACTAAGGTTAACATGAACTACATAATTACAGCGCCTAGAATGTATCAAGGTAGGATAGAATCAATAGTTAGTAAAACAGTGGGTTTTGCAGATATGATTCAATTAACACATTTAAAACTACAACAAGTTTTATCTCGTATAGTTCCAGATGGTGTATATGTAGATGTAGATGGTCTAGCAGAGGTTGATTTAGGTAATGGTACAAATTACAATGCATCAGAAGCTTTAAATATGTATTTTCAAACTGGTAGTATTGTAGGTAGATCTATGACTCAAGATGGCGAAGGTAATAGAGGTAAAGTACCTATACAAGAATTACAAAGTTCTTCAGGTATATCTAAGATACAATCAATGATACAAACTTATCAATATTACTTACAAATGATAAGAGATGTAACTGGTTTAAATGAAGCAAGAGACGGAAGTACTCCTGATGTTAATGCTTTAGTTGGTTTACAAAAAATGGCGGCAGCTAATTCTAATACAGCAACTAGACATATATTGCAATCATTAATGTATATGACAATTAGAACGTGTGAGAATATTAGCTTAAGAGTTGCTGACATGCTTAATTTCCCATTAACAAAAGCATCACTTCTAAGTAGCATAAATACATTTAATACAAATACATTACAAGAAATAGATCATCTTCATATCCATGATTTTGGTATATTTTTAGAATTAGAACCTGACGAAGAAGAAAAAGCACAATTAGAAAAAAGTATACAAATAGCTTTACAAGCTGGAAATATTAATTTAGAAGATGCATTAGATATAAGAGAAATAAACAATCTTAAACTTGCTAATCAAATGCTTAAATTAAAACAAGAACAAAAAAGAGCAAAAGACCAAGCAGCGCAACAAGCTAATATACAAGCTCAGGCTCAGGCTAATGCTCAATCAGCTGAAAAAGCAGCGATGGCTGAAGTTCAAAAAGAACAAGCTATTGCTCAAACAAAAGTTCAAATAGAACAAGCTAAGTCTCAATTTGAAATAGAGAGGATGGAACAAGAAGCTTTAATTAAAAAACAATTAATGGCTGAAGAGTTCAACTATCAAATGCAATTAGCTGAAATGCAAGCTCAAGGTCAAAGACAAAAAGAAGTATCTATAGAAGATCGTAAAGACAAAAGAGTAAAAATACAAGGCACGCAACAAAGTGAACTTATAAGCCAAAGACAAAATGATGCATTACCTACTAATTTTGAATCAGCTGGTAATGACAATTTGGATGGTTTTGGATTAGAGCAATTTAATCCGTAGTAAATTATTATTAATTTTATATTATATTATGTCAAATACAAAAGAAAAAGTAAAAGAAGAGGTTAAAGTAGAAGCTAAAAATATTACACCTGTAAAAACAGAAGGTGAATTTAAAATAAAGTCTGCTAAAAAGATGAAAAATCTTGGAGAAAAATCAACTCCTAAAATAACAAAATTAGATTTAACACAAGCTCAAGAAGTAACTAAAACAAAAGAAAAAAATGCCGTTCAAAAACAAGAAACAAATGCAGGCAATGTGCATGTCAAAGAACAAAAAGACCAGAGCGGTGTGCAGCAAGTGGTTAAAGAAGTACGGTCCACCGTTGAAAATGTTACTGAAGAGCAAGAGGTAGATTCTCCTATACAATTAATAAGTGATGAAGAAACTAACATTAACGAGAGCGGAGTGGCAGGAAGCACTGAAGCTGCCGCTTCCTTATCAGAACAAAAAGAAATACCACAGGAAACAGAAACACAAAAGTTACCTGAAAATATAGATAAACTAATTAAATTCATGGAAGAAACCGGCGGTAGTATTGAAGACTACAGTCGTTTAAATGCTGATTATAGTGCTATAGATGATAAGGCATTATTACATGAATACTACAAAAAAGCTAGACCTTCATTAGATCATGAAGAAAGAAACTTTATTATTGAAGATTCTTTTGCATTTGATGAAGAGCTAGATGAAGCAAGGGATATTAGAAAGAAAAAACTTGCTTATAAAGAAGAAGTTGGAAAAGCCAAAAACTATTTGGAAGAATTAAAAGGTAAATATTACGACGAAATCAAGTTGAGACCCGGCGTTACCCAAGATCAACAAAAAGCCACTGACTTTTTTAACCGATACAATGAAGAACAAGATGCAGCTAAAGTTAAACACGAAAGGTTTATTGCTAAAACTAAACAAGTTATTTCTAATGATTTCAAAGGTTTTGATTTTGAATTAGGAGACAAAAAATTTAGATATGGTATTAAGAACCCTTCAACTGTTGCTGATAAACAAAGTGATATTTCAAATTTTATCGGGAAGTACCTAGATAAAAACGGTGAAGTAAGCGATCACAAAGGTTATCATAAAGCTTTATATGCAGCACAAAATGTTGATACTATTGCTAATCATTTTTATGAACAAGGCAAAACTGATGCAATAAAAACTCAGTTAGCTAAGTCAAAAAATATAAATATTGAACCAAGGCCTGTGGCCTCGGGTGATGTGTTTAAAGATGGTTTCAAGGTAAAAGCAATGAGTAGTATTGATTCTTCACAATTAAAAATAAGAAAAAAGAAATTTAACTAAAAAAATTAAAAAATGAGTTTAATACCACAATTTGGTTCAATAGTACCTGCTCAAAATCAGCAGTTATTAGCCGCGAACTATTTGGCATTTGATGGTGCAGCTGGAGGAAACTTCGCGCAACAATATCTACCTGAATTATATGAAGCAGAAGTAGAGCGTTATGGAAACAGAACGTTATCAGGCTTCTTACGTATGGTAGGTGCAGAAATGCCTATGACATCCGATCAAGTTATTTGGTCAGAACAAAACAGATTACACATAGCATATAATAACTGTGTTAGTAATCAAGGTGCTGCTAACCCAACTATTACAATTCCAGTTGCTACTGCTCCTGGAGTTACAAGAAATGTAATAAGCCCGGGTCAAACAATAGTAGTAATGGATAATGCAGGTAACGAAGCAAAATGTTATGTATCTGCAAGTAACACTGGAACAGGTGTTTTAACTGTACAACCATATTTAACGGCTGGTCTTCCAGCGGCTACAATGGGCGCTACTGTTAAGATATTTGTATACGGTTCGGAATTTACTAAAGGTGCTGCTACTGCAAATGCAGGCGCGGGTGCTTTAGCAAACAACAATGCTTTACAACCACAAGTAACTATTACTCCTACTTTTACACAATTCTCTAACTCTCCTATCATTATAAGAAACGTTTATACAATAAATGGATCTGATATGGCACAAATAGGTTGGGTTGAAGTTGCTACAGAAGATGGAACAACTGGATACTTATGGTACTTAAAAGCTGAATCTGAAACAAGATTACGTTTTGAAGATTACTTAGAAATGGTATGTGTTGAAGGTGAACAAACTGCTGCGGCGTCTGGAGTTGCTGTTTTAGCAGCTGGTCTTGGTGGTACTCAGGGTTTATTCTCTGCAATTTCTGCTAGAGGTAACGTTGAAATTGGATTTGCTGGCGCAGCTGGTTTAGACGACTTTGATGAAATTCTTAAGAATTTAGATACTCAAGGAGCTATCGAAGAAAACATGCTTTTCTTAAATAGATCAACTTCTTTAGAATTCGATAATATGCTTTCACAAGTATCTATGGGTTCTGCTGGAGGTACTGCTTATGGGTTGTTTGAAAATTCTGAAGAAATGGCATTGAATCTAGGATTTAGTGGTTTCCGTAGAGGATCTTATGACTTTTATAAGACTGACTGGAAATACCTAAATGATGCATCAACTCGTGGAGCTCAAACAGGACCATCTTCAATTGAAGGTGTTTTAGTACCTGCTGGAACTTCAACAGTTTATGACCAAATTCTAGGAACAAACATCAGACGACCATTCTTACACGTTAGATATAGAGCTTCTCAAACAGAAGACAGACGTATGAAGTCTTGGTTAACTGGTTCTGCTGGTGGTGCGTATACTTCAAATCTTGATGCTATGGAAGTTAACTTCCTATCTGAAAGATGTTTAGTAACACAAGCTGCTAACAACTTCGTTTTATTCCAAGGAGTTTAATATTAATGTAAAGACAAGGGTGTCGTTTGGCACCCTTACTTTACTATTTTAACTATTTAATTATATTATATTATGACAACAAAAACAAAAACTCAACAAGAAAGTTGGGAAATAAAAGATAGAACATATTTAGTAAAAGGTATTAATCAACCTTTAACTTTAAAAATACCATCAAGACACACAACTAAACATTCTTTATTGTGGTTTGATGAAAAACTAAATGAGCAAAGAGAGATTAGATATGCTACAAACCAAAATTCACCATTTAAGGATGAACAAAAAGGTGAAGCCACTCTTGGTCATATAATATTTAAAGATGGTTCTTTAACAGTAAAAAAGAAAGAACAAGCTTTACAAAAAATATTATCATTATACCATCCTTTAAAAGGTAACAAGTATAATGAACTAAATGTTATAGAAGACGCTAAAGATGAATTAGTAGATTTAGAACTAGAAATAGATGCTTTAAACATAGCTAGAGGTTTAGATGTTGATGAAGCAGAAGCAATATTAAGAGTTGAAATGGGATCTAAGGTGTCAGAGATGAGTTCTAAGGAGATCAAAAGAGATTTACTTATGTTTGCTAAAGATAATGCAGAACTGTTTCTAAACTTAGCTAAGGATGATAATGTTCAATTAAGGAATTTTGCTATAAAAGCAACAGAGGCTGGAATTATTAAATTAGCTTCAGATCAAAAAACATTCCAATGGGCTACAAATGGTAAAAAGTTAATGACTGTACCTTTTGATGAACATCCCTATGCTGCTATGGCTTCTTTCTTTAAAACAGACGAAGGTTTAGATATCTATAAATCAATAGAGAAAAAACTCTCTTAACATGTAATACTAATAAGGGAGGTGTAATGCCTCCTTTATTATAATAAAAATAACAAATGGCTATAAATGTAAACACAGTATATCAAACTGTATTACTTATACTAAATAAAGAACAGCGTGGTTATATGACGCCCACTGAATTTAACAGCATAAGTACACAAGTTCAATTAGAAGTATTTGAAAAATATTTTGAGGATATGAACCAACAGATAAGAGTTCCTCAAACAGATACAGATTATGCTGATAGAGTAGAAAATATTGATGAAAAAATAGCTATATTTAAAACATTTGGATCCACTAATTATATATCTAATAATAATTTAAATTATTTTGTTCCATCTAGAATAGACAGTTATGGAAATAATATAACATTTTATAGACTTGGAACTGTACTTTATAATAATGAAATTGAAGTACAAAGAGTAGATCGCTCTGATTTTTATCATATTGATAAATCTTTACTTACAAAACCCTCAAAAACTTTTCCAGTATATTTATACGAAAATAACTATTTATTTATTAAACCTATAACTATAACTAGTGATATTCAATTAGATTATATTAGAAAACCTGTTGACGTTATATGGGGTTTTACAGTTGGATCACTAGGTCAATATATATATAATTCTAATATATTTGATTCTTCTACAGAACCAAATGGTTCAATAGACTTTGAGCTTCATAGTTCAGAACAAACAGAATTAATATTAAAAATATTAATATATGCAGGTATAGTCATAAGAGATCCTAATATAATACAAGCGGCGGCTCAACAAGTTGCTAACGATGAAGCAAATAAAAAAAGTTAATGTACTATGGCAACACCTAATGGAGGATTAATAACGGAAACAGATGCGCAATATTATGCAGGTACTCAAGTAATTATAGCAGTTGATCCAAGTCTAGATGTAGGACAAAGTGTTTTTACTTCTACTTTTAATACTGATCT